CCCGCCGTCTGCGAGCAACTATTTGTATACGCCCATGAATATCCCGCAGCGTCACAATTCGCACTATTAAAAGTAGCAGAATTACAGATCATAATCCGGCTATTTGCATTCTGCCCCGGCAGCGGCCCATTGCTCCAGGCAAATGCCGCTGTAGAGCCGGCCGTCACTGTAGCATTACTGCTTCCGTTGACAGTGATGGCAGGCGAACCGCTGGTCACCGAGAACGGTGCCGATGCGCCGACATTATAAGCAGAAACTGCAACATTAAAATAGTTAGCAACGTAATTGCCCGCCACCGCTGGTGCGATGAGCGAGCAGTTATTTGATGTAACCCCGGGGGCTGAAGGCGCCGCTTGACTGCAATTTTTTAGATATGCCCAACTATATCCTGCGCCGTCACACTGCGCGTTTGATGCCGTCACCCCAGCATTACATATTCCAATCCAGTCGTTCGCATTCCCGGCGCCGCCGCTCACCGCCACCGTCATGGAAGCACCGCTCGCCACCGTTGCGCCACTTGACTGCCCATTCACCGTGATCCGCGGCCCCGCAGCAGCAGTCACCGTCACCGTCTGCGGCCAGCAGCTCGGAGAATTGCTCACCCCACTCATCGTCGCAACTACACCTACGCGATACGCCCGTACTGTACCAAGATTGGTTGATGCCGCCGTATTCAGATTGGCTGTCCCAGACGGCACGGTGAACGAGTTATTATCTGCGGTATCTGCCGCCGCGCACCCAGTTCCCGTCCCTACCGCATAGGATGCCGACGCCGGACACGTCGCCGAGCACGTCGTTGAGAGCGTGCCAACCGTTCCAGCGAAACCCTGTGCTATATTGTTAGGAGGAGGACTAACGGAAACTCCAGTGATCGATGGCTGGGTGGAGCCGCCAACCGTGAAGGGAGCGCTTGCATAAACCGGAAGGCTAAAATTATTACCAGTCCATCCCGCGAAGACAGCAAAATAATTGCCGTTCGTACCCGGCGCTGTCATCGCGCATGTTGCCGATGCCAGCCCCGTTGCTGGCGGCGGCTTGTTACCCGGCGGCTCACCGCTAAGAGAACTGCAATCTAAATACTTCCCGTCATAGCCGGCCGAATAACAGGACCCCCCCGAAACGGACGCCCCATCCGCATTGCAAATCATCATTGTATCTGTATTATGCGCGGGGCCACCGCTGACCGCCACGCTGATCGAGGCCCCAGCGGTCACTGTCGTGCCCGTCGTCGAGCCATTGACGGAAATAGCTGCGGTAACCGCGCCTTGGGCCGTTATACTCTGCCCAAACCCCACGCCATTGACATATACGTTCCCAGTAACAGTGGTACCAATACAAATCAAATATGATCCGGCCCGAAGTCCGCCGCCGGAGATATCGGGGCCACTTGGATTGATGCTCAATGTGTTACCCTGAACCAAGAAATCCTGATTGTTTGCTGAATTTGTGGAGGTGCAATTTGGTGCCGTCACTGACAGTGCATAGGACGGACTAGTACATTGCGCCGGCGTGCTGCACACCGTCGAGATCGTAGCCACCGTACCCGAGCAGGGCGCCGTACACGTATTGGCGCTCAAATTCTGCTGCTGAATCACCGCACCGACAGTCAATTGCGTCTGCTGAACATACGCCAATGCTCCAGCCGACATTCCTATAGCAACAATGACGCTGACTATCCAGCCGCTGCTTTTCATACCGCTAGTCCTCTCAGTTTATCGTGAGAGTGAAGTCTGTGCAAACCGTCGGCCTGAATTGAACGCATATGTGTGTCACATGTGTGCCTATATCGCTCGGAGTGAAATTGCGCGCTTGATAGACGCTTAGATTATAAACAAGGAATAAATCTTCATCGCTGGTGGTTATCCCCTCGTTAACAACAGTTCCGTTATTCGTTGGAATTGTTGCGGTAGCTAATGGATTGGTAACAGCGACGAGATTGCCGTTCCCACTGGGTATGGTAGCAGTATTGGGGCGGGTGGCGGCGGTATGATCCAACGTGATTCCCGTAACTCCCACCGCCGTAGTAGACGTGCCGTTCCATGGATTAATCGATGCCACTGGCAATTCCGGATAATAACTCCCATCATAATGGCTGTTGCCAAAGCCATTTGGCCATAGTCTGTCCATAGCAACCATCTTAAATGAATCATTGCCCATATTGCACGCTTCTTGATCAGTATTGACCTGCATGTTCTCTCTAAAATGAGTGTTGCCCGGACCTTGGATACTCGCAAACAAATTATATTGCCACGTTAGTAATTTGTTATTGTGCTCCCAGGGGGAGCGGCTGCCATCACACCACTCTGTCCAAAAGATAGCTTTGTTATGCTTTGCCGCAAAGCCAGTCACCATCTGTCGCTGACTATTTGAAAACTGGTCAATATAAATGTTAGCTGAGCTCGGTGGGCCTTGAGTATAAACGTAGTCATCTAGAGAAAACGCATCCACCAGATCAGCGATAGATACTGGTACTCCGGGTCCAGTATACTCTAAATATGGTATCATATTGAGTCTGGCGGGGCCGTCTATGTCGAATTTTAAATTTGGGTTACAGCCATTTGCCACGCCGCAATCACGGAGCAATGCTTGTAACATTTTGAGTTCGTGCGCAACAGCGGTCGACCAACGGGCAGGAGATACATATGCAATAAAGGCATCTTGCTGCCATGGAGAAAAGTATTCCCAGCCACAGCACCATTCTCCCTCTATGCGTATGTAATACAGCATATTGGCGTCGGGCCTGAGATACGTCGTAATGATGTTACTAATCGAACTATCCCATGTGCCCGCTGCAATTGCATCCCACTCTACCGGGCCCTGTATATGATAGATCGCTTCGCTGGTCATTGCTTCGCTGGGAATCGTTCCAACATTTACCTCAACTTGATAATTACCAAGGCCGGGTCTCCGCTGGTGACTTTGACTTGCCCCGATGGAATGCCGGCGGCAAACAATCCATCTCCCACCCTTGGTCCGTTGCCGCTGCTTATCGCGGTGATGGTGAGGGTGGTGCCCGAGATCGAGCCGGTGAACGCCGAATGATAGGCAGCGCTGCTTATCGTACTAGCGAGTGGGTATGGGGTCCCGTCGCGGCTGTCCACCAAATTTATCGTATAAACTCCTGCGGTCGGACCAGTGATTGATCCAACGCTCGCGCAGCATGCCAGAGCACCGTTCCATTCACTAAACCAGATCTGCCATCCGGGGTTGATCTGGGAAGTCGCCCAGCCCTGCGCGCCATTTATCGCCGCCAGCGTTGTGAACGTGAAGTAGGTATTCCCTGCCGTGCCGTTTACCCCACCCATGTAATTGGCATGCGGACCCCCGTCCGACGGCGACCCATTGATATTGACGAGCACCGTGCCCCACCCCGCATTGCCCGGGATGCCCGGCTCGCCCCCCCATGTGTTGCTGTCCACGCCCCAACCGCAAATGTCACACGACGGCTGCCCACCAACGCCATTCGGCAATCGGCCCAAGAAGGCCGTGGAAAATGGAGCAAAGCCGGTGCTGTAGGCCCACTGCGACAGCTGCATCGTCATTGGAATCGCTGTCTTGTTACACTGCCCTGGAGGCGTGGTGCTGCCCTGCACCGGCCCCGGCACACCCGGGTTGCATGGGTCGGTGTAGATGTGCCACGCCGATCCATCCCAGTTAAACCATTCAAAATTCCTCAAATCATAAGCGTATAGATTTGGGTCACCTGGAATTGTTTCTAGTTGAAACGCTCCATAGTTTGTCCCAGGTTCTTTGAAATTACCGATCGTCGGTGGGTTAGTGAGCACACCGTTGCGCAACACCGGCCAATTGCCCTCGAGATCGGGCGCAAAACAGCCGGAACAGAGGGGAGCTGTTTTGTCAAACGACCATGTCGCACCAAAGCTGTCTTGAATTGTAGCCATAGAGGCCGGATTATTGGCATTAATAACTGTCGCCTGCAGCTGAGTTGTTCCAGTAATAGTAAATTCCGTATACTTCGAAGGGCCCGCGCTTGGCTGGCTGGTCTGTACGCAGATGTGATACGTGCCAGCCGCCGGGGCTGTCGTATTTACTGTTGCATTACCAGCACCGCCAAGTGAAAAATTTGTGGTATCTCCTTGATCGGTACAACCGCTGCTGACCAAATTATACGACCCGGCAAACCCAGGCTGCGACGGAATCATCACCGTACTCAGTGTACCCACCACTTGTGGGGTTCCCGGCACAAATAAGCAACTCGAGGGGCACGCCAGCGTCGTCGCCCCAAGCGTCTGCGATGCCGCGCTCCCAACGATCGTAAATTCCTGATTCAGGGAGGCCATTCCCGACTGCGCTGCCCGAACACAGACATAATAGGTGCCTGCCGGTGGTACCGTTGCCGTTGTCTGCAGGGTAAACGTCGGAGCACTTCCAGCAATCTGGAAGTGAGTCATATCGATTGTGCCCGTACTACAATTAGTCCCGCCACTAACCAGCGTCATCGAGCCCGCGAAGGTTTGCGATGTGGGTTGCATCGTAGCCGACAATGTGCCAATCGTAAGAGGACCGCTCCCTCCCGTATTAAACCCACAGCTGGGATTGCATGATAAGTTAATCGCGTAGATCTGAGTAGTACTGCCAGCCACTGTTGCAACAACCGACCACGTACAGTTGTCTTGGCTCGATGTACAATCCGGCAACACCGGCGCAGCGTTTGTCGACAGCGCCCCGCTCGACGACATTGTCAAATACCCAGGCAACGCGCTGGCAGTAGCCGGGCACCCGGATTGGCTCGGAGTGCAAAGCGCAAAAGTGCCCGACGGAGTCGTTCCATCACTCATATGAATGACATACTGCGCAATCGTCGAGTTCTGGGGAGTCGTGTCCGGGATACATAAAGAGACATTAGGGCCAGTCGGACACACTCCACTGCCAGTCGCGGTCACTGACGCGATCGTAGGCGGCCCAGCTGGCCCTGGCGGTGAGCCGCCGCTCGGCATAAACAGCGCGTCAGCCCGCCACGCTAGCAGCACCAGAATGGCTACAAGCGAGAAAAGCCGCCGCATCACTTTGCCCCCAACCCCCAGAGATCGTATTCCGGCTTGCCAGTTGTCTCATTCAAAAAGAAATGCACCGTAACAGCCGAATCCTTCCCCATCGTCTGTGTAAACCCTAACGGCGATGGATTTGCGGTCACGCCCGGACCAGGAACAACCAAAACAGTCCCACCACTTGTTCTTTGTACAAGCGACAGATCACAGGGATCACTCAGCCCATTATTATTAATCGTCACAGTGACCGGCGAGCTCGAAGTATAATGTATGTGCTTGGCACAATCCGCGAGCGTCGGCGCGTCAGCCACACCAGAAAACACTCGCTTGGGCGATTGCGGCCCTGGCGGCGCCGTCATCGGCACAGGAGTCCGCGGCGCCTTCACGTCTGTAGAAAACGGCATATATGGAGTACCCCTCTCCATTGGCGGCCTCAACTGATGCTTGGTGGACGGCGGCATTCCCGTTTGCGCGAATGCTGGCAGCCCCGATGCCATCAACAGGCCCACCATCACGAGCATTTTCATGTATCGATCCTCATGGGTGTTTCAATGCCGCGATTACCCCAATTACGGCGCCGGTACCATTACTAGGATAATTGGCCGTAACACTATTGGCACCGAGAACACCGTTAGGGTTATACCCAAAGAACGAAGTCCCAGAGAACATTGTCCAGCCGCTGCTCAAGCTCGCACTGGCACCACTATTTGCAACAAATCCCGCAAAGATGAGCAGCTCGCCCGTCTGTGACGCGCCCGCACCAGCAAGCGCGACTGTTACTGAGGTGCCAGTGGTTTGTTGCAGGTTGCCCACGCCATCATCGGGTGAGGCATTCGCACCACCTACATCGACATAGGCTATCTCTGGATAATAGACTCCTGTATAGCTCACGACCGGAATAATCGTCCCGTCGCCAGTCACTGGGCACCACCAAATCTCCGCCTTTACTGGAGCGGCTGCCGTACCAGGACCACCAGCAAACCCCTGACAAGAACCAATTGTCGCTGTCCCTGAGCTTTTCGTTATACTTGTTGTGTAGTCGGTCAAGGTACCTGTGCACGACGAATCAGGGCAATAACTCGTCATCACCAACAGAATATGACCATGCGTAACGGTTGTCGCCGCGGTCGGCGTACAACTCGTCAATGCGCTGGAGCCTGGGCAAATATATATCTGAAAACCAGTTAGCACAAAGCCGCCGCCTCCGCCGCCGCGAGCCAGTACCATATTGGCGTGTGCCGCTCCGGGCAGCAGCAGCAATATCGGCATCAATAAAACAAGCCGTATCATCTGATGCCCCTTGACTTACTCTGAAATACCTGACAGCCATGGCTCCCATGGATGAAGAACATTGGAAGCCCATTCCCGGCTACCCAGGATATGAAGCCAGCAGCCGAGGCTGGCTTTACCACAAAGGAACCGTGACACAAGTTGCTCTCGCCAAACGCTTCGGCGTTTCGTCCATGACTATTTCTCGCGTTGTTCATTACTTCACTTACCCTGTAGCTCATCTGTAAGTGACTTGTACAGTTCCCCACCCTGTACTGCTCGCCCACCCCGCTCCTGTAGCTATCGCCCCGACCCAGTACCCCGATGGTATCGCTGGATAGGCCACTCCCATCGCCTGTTCGGTTGCCGCTCCGCTATTCGCGTTGCAAGAAGTGCTATTGACCTTGTACGCAGAACCACTATTAAACGCCACCGCACTAGCCGCAGTGTAGATATCTATTGTCGCAGTGCCTCCTACCAGGACATCAGGCCGGCAAGTGACCCCTGTAATCACCCGCGGCGTAGCCCAACGCCCAAATGATATTCCAACTGCAGCAGCCGAAAGATTTTGCCCCGACCCCCACGTCAGATCGAAATATTGGGCTGGACCCAAAGGTACCAAGAACGCCCCCGTTCCTGTCACTCCGCTGGTCGTTACATAGGTGTCAATATCAGCCGGGATGGTTATTGCTGCATTAGCCGCCCCACCGCCGACTTGACCATTGTCAATCGCATCACCTGATGCGGCAGTCGGCGCAAGTTGTACGGTTACTCCGACCGTCTGGATGTGAACTCCACCATTGGTCGCCAATGTCACCGCTGCCGGCAGCGTCAAAGTCAATCCAGCTGTAGTAAAACGAAATACGGCCGCTGAATTCCATTCGCCCCCGGTAACCGTATGAGCTGATGGATTTGTCGACACCAATGGCGCCACAGGCCCATTGAGGCACACCCAATTCGTCCCATCAGTAACAAACTGCGCATCCCAGGTTATCGCGGGAAGTGTAGCCGTAAGATTGAAACCGCAGCCGTAAATTTGCCCCGCGGCACTCGAAACTGAATAAGAGTGATTAGCGTCAGAAATTGTCGAAAACGACGACGTTCCGATAGCACCTGGTGCCGGTAACTGCACCGTAACTCCAGCCACTGTCGGCATATTCAGATAAGCCCCATCTGTTGCCGCCAGAGGAAAGGTACCTGCCGTGCTTATCGTCCGCACCCAGGCCTGAATCGAAAGAGTACCACCATTTGCGATGTTCTGGGTGCCGGTATTGTAAACGCTAGCGTTACTAGTAAGGCCGGGGTTCAGAGTGAAGTTGGTCATTGGGCAACCGCCACCACTGCATGGCGAAAGTGCTATTAATCGACCATCTGCTCCGACGCTGATAAGAGGATTCACTACCCCGTTCTGCGGCGACACCGTTGTATTCGGAATAACCGCCGGGTTAATATGGCCAGCCCCATCGAGCTGCACCAGCGCATTGTTGGTCTGACCCGTTGAGAACGCGAGTGGGGCATTCGTACTACCATTCGCGGTCGTCGCGGAGCTAGCAACCGGAATTAGCCCTGCCGTCTGGTTTGAGAGCCCGCCAACCGGCGCCTGAAAACTTGGCGCCACCCCAGCTCCGCCTGAAGTTAATACCTGACCTGCCGTCCCAACGCTCGCCAAACAGGAAACCGCCGTTCCCGTCGCCGCATAGTAGGCGGTAGAAAAGGCAGTGGTGCAATTATTAACTGTGCCGCTTCCCGACGCTGGCGTCCCGAGCACAAACTGATTGCTCGCATTGAGGCCGATCCACTGCGTGACTGTACCGGCCGCCAGGCCTGTCGCTGAGATCGCGCCACCTACCGACAAGGCCCCCGAGAAGGCGCCTGTCGTCGTGGAGATCGGCGACTTCTCGTTACCGGCCGCGTCGGTCGTCAACACGGTGTTGACGCCGGTGGTGTTAACCGGAAGGCTGCTCGTAATGGTCGTCGCGGAGCCGGCTACCGCGAGTTGGCCGCTCGACATTCCCGAAAGCGCCGCCTGGAAGGACGGCGGCCCAGAAGTGCTCCACGTCAGCACCTGGCCGTTAGCGGTACCGTTCGTCAGGCACGACACCGCTGTGCCCGCGGCCGCGTAATAGGCCACGGAGGGAAATGTCGTACAATTGTTGACGGTCCCCGCACCACCGCCACCGCCCGGGGGGCCGAGCACGACCTGGTTGTTTGAATTGAGCCCTAGGGAGTTGACCACGGTGCCGGAGCTCAGGCCCGTGAACGTGAGTGCACCACCGACCGATAGAGTGCCGGTAAAGGCACCTGTCGTCGTACTCACCGGAGCGAGCATCAGGCCCGCCGCGTTAAGCTGCACCAGCGCGCTAGGACCTGTGTTCGCCACCGCCAGTCCGGTGTTCAAAGCGGTGCCGACGGTGTTGGCCCAAGTCGGAACGTAACCAGGTGTGGTAACACCAGGGCCACTGATCCCGCCGCCGCCTCCGGCTGGCGGGATCCCCCAGCCGTTGTCCCACAAGATTTGCGTGTGATTGCTCGTGCCGGGTGGCGGAACGGCGCCTGACAGCGCGCTGGTGTAGACCTGGATGTTGCCGGTCAGCTGCGTGTTGGTTAGCCCGGCAAAGGAAGCAGGCGTTCCGCCAGCGTTGTACTGCACTTGCCCGGGCAGACCTTGTGCCTGGGTCACCGCGGCGTTCAAAGTTTGATTTGGGTAGGTGCCGCTCAGCGTGAGGTTATTGCCGATACCCAATGGTGCCAAGCTCGCGCCGCCGCTGACGACAATACCAGGATTTGGCACGGCAAGCTTGCCGAGGGCGCCGCCGCCGAGATTATTCCAGGTCGTCGCGGTCGACGCCACATCGGCCAGGTTATTGACCGGGTTGAGCGGCGTGTAGCCAATGTTCGCCACGGCCGCGCCTACCGCCATCTTGGCGTTGCTGACCGCGTTGTTTGCGATCGTGTTCACGGTGGCGCCGGCGGCGCTGACCACATCGCCGCTGTAGGCCGGCATTTGGGTCGACGCCAACTGTCCCGCGAAATCAGGGAAGCCCAAAGTCAGCGTGCCGCCGAGCGAAAGCGAGTGCGTGTTGATCGTGACGCTACTGTTCGCAAGCTGCGCATTCGGCAGCGCCGAGATAGCGAGTTGCGAGCCCGACAGCGTCAGGTACGACGCCAGCGTGCCGGGGCTGACGGTGACCCCCGAGGCATTGTAGATCGTGATCGCTTGCGGTCCGCCGCTGTTGATCGTGGCGGTCGCGGTAAACGCCCCGCAGGGAGTGGCCTGTCCGCCTTGGATCGCGGTGACGCCTTGGCCGCCAGTGCAGGTGACGTTGCCCGGCGGCGGCGGATTGACCGGACCACCAGCTCGAGAACCGGCTGGGATGAGCGCGATCAGCGCCGCGAGGAGAAGTGCCCTTAATTGTAGTTGCATGCGTAGGTTGACCCTGTCGCCGACGCGATGATCGAAATCCGCGGCGGGATCGGATCAGAAGCGTTCCAAATAAATCCCGCGCCTGGGGCCATGCCTGTCGAATTGCCGGTGCACAGCGTTCCCGAGATCGTCGCCGTACCGGTCAGACTCCAACAGAGCTGCGCACTGGAAATGTTTGTCAGCCAGACATAGCCCTGCGGTGACGGCGGCCCGGTACCGCTGGACGGAAAAACCACATTGGACGCTGTGGTGGTCGCCGTGCCGTTGCACGCGCTAACCTGGCCCGCAGCGGCCAGCGCAGCCACCGGAAGGAGCCACAACAGCAGGAAGGCTATCAGGTGCATCATCTCTTCCTCGAGGCTCCACGCTTGCCCTTACCGGCCCCTTGTTTCACAATTGTTGCGTAGCCGATCGACTTAGCCTCTTTGGCCGATTTGCCCGCCTTGCGCTCGGAGGCCGCTATGTGGGCGGCTTGCCGATCTTGCTTTTCGCTGAAGCGATGTCCCTTTCCTGGCATCAAGCTCCTCCTCCAACTGCGCGACACGCGCCTCAAGCCGCTGCACCGCCACCACCAGCGGCGCGATCAGGCCGGTGTATTCGAGAGTTTTGGAGCCGTCCGGTTGGGTTGTGACGAGCTCGGGGAACACCCGTTCGACATCTTGCGCGGTAAACCCGAGATGCTCGGGGCCATCCGGCGCGCGCGTCCAGCGAAACGATACCGGGTGCAGCTGCGCTATCCGGGCCTCGACATCAGGATCAAGTGGTCGAGTGGTCTTAAGCCGCGCATCCGACGAGCACGACCACGATGTGCCGCCATTAAAGAAACAGCTGCCACCGCTTGTGTCGACAGATACCGATAAGTTGCCATCCCCCAAATGTACATAACTGGTAGTATTGTCAATATGCGCGATATTTCGATACGTGTTTGATGTATCTTTTGCAACAAACGATTGATTATTATCTATACCAACACTCCCACCCGTTACCGTGATGCCACCGTGTATCGTGGCGGTGTTGTTTATAGTGGCGCCACCACTTATCGTTAAGCTGCCGCTAGAATTAAGAGCGGTAGAGTCGATGCTTGTGGCATGGAAAGCATTAGTAAAGAAAATTCCGCTGCCATCAAGGCGTACCACACAATTCGATGTATGAGTGTCAAAGCAAACCCCATTTAAAGCAACATCGCCGACATGAATATTATTTGCGGTGTCGATGTAAGTTCCATTACGGTAAGTACCGCCCGTATCTTTGTATTGTATACCGACGTTGTTATCCATTTGGACGCGGCCGCCGGAACCAAAGTTGCTAAAGAGATTTATATTGCCGGTGTAAATCGTGCCGTTAGCTCCGGTATTGCCCACGTTCAAAATGCGAGAACTGTCATTAAATGACAGATTTGGCGGATCTTGCCCAAGCTGAGTTGTGGTTGTTGCAAAGACGACGGCACCCTGCACCCAACCCGAAGTGTTGCCAGTGCCGCCATAAGTGACACCCAAAATGCCCGAATTGATGTTACTGGCGTTGGCGGCGTTGTTGCTGCCGGCGCAGTTCTCCACGGTGGTAAAATTTGCGTTCATCTGGCCGGGATCAATGACGGTGCCGGCAACGAAAGTATTCGGAACTTGGCACGGCGCCGCCATCGCGCGGCCCGCGAGGAACAGGAGAACCCCGAGGAACAGAAGAACAAAGAAAACAGCGAGCAGTTTCATAGGCCTGGCGACGACATATAGCCGGTGCGCTGATAGCGCAGGTAGAGGTTGCCGATTGCCACCGGAACCGTCGACTGCCCGGCAAAGAGCATCTGCATCTGTTTGAAAACCAACGGCTGAGACCACGGTATCGTGCGCTGCACCAAGGCCCCGGATTCAGTTCCCCACCTTGCCTGACCCCAGACCGCCTGACCCCAGATCGCCGCCCCGGTGCCGCCATAGCCCTGGATCATGACAGTCGGAGCCAGCATCACCCCCGTTTCGTCCAGGGCCTGAACAGTGAGCGCGTTGCCCGCGGGCAGTGCCAGCAGCAGCGAGCTCTCAACCATGAAATTCATTGCCATCGCGCCAGTGTCCGGCATAAGGCACGATGTCGCGATGAACGTCAGCGGCACGCCATTCTCGGCATAAGTCGAGTTGGCACGCGCCATCACCTCGGATTGCCATATACCCGGCGGCGTACCGGCTGGCGGAAAGAGATAGAACGATTGATCGGTCGCGCTGGCGGCGATGACCCCATAAGGAAAGGTATGCGGTCCCGACCAAGTACCCTCCGGATTGCCCTGATCCTTGATCGTCGGGTGATACCAGTAATCGAACGAGCCCAGCGTGCCTGAAATCGCGGTTTGGATCGTGACCCGGTAGACATCCTCCTGATACGCGGCGGCGGCTCGGGTCGGAGTGACTATGTTGACAAACGGCGACTGCACCCCCTTGCCATCTGTCCCGATCGGCTCCTGGATGATGCCGAGAGGGTCGATCCGTCGCAGCCCATCATGCGCTAAGAAAAATAAGCCATAGGGCGAAGATGCAATCGATAGCGGCGCCAACGTCCCGGTTTCGTTACTCAGTTGATTGACCGCCAGATTACTGGTGGTCGGATCACCGGTAATCTGCTGGATTGCTGAAGCCCCTTGAAAAGCGATCAGGGCCTGCGTAATACCACCGGTCGTTGTCGCCAGCGGCAAACCGGCAAGGGCGGTGATCGTCAACCCGTTGCCCATGCCGAGCACTTGCACCCCAGAGGCGCCGCTGGCCTGCAGCGGATTACCGACATCGGAGAACGCCAGCGCATTGCCGACCGCGTAGTAGGCTCGACCGAAAAACTCGGCGACGGCTTGCGGCACCGCTACCAACGGGTTGGTGGCCAAGTCGCCGGCCGACCACGCCGGAGATGCCGGGTTTGAGGCGTCGACCCAGCCGAATTTGGTTGCCCCGCCCGGAAAGCCGGGGTGCGTGTAGATAAACCGAGGTCCCACCTGCGCGATCGTCGGCGGCACCCAGTCACCGCTCGCGCTGGTCGACACCGGCGTGTTAGCTGAGGTCACCCCGGAGATCGCAACCAGGCTTGAGATCGAGGTGTCCCAGCAGAACGGCTCCGAATGGCCGGTGAAGGTGCCGGAGGTCACCATGCCGTAGATCCGCGCGCCTGAGACAAAAGCGGACTCGACCCTGCCCGAGAAGCTGGCCACTTGGATGCAGGCCGGCCGCAGCACGAACAGACCGCGGGTATGCAGGCTCGGGATCAGGTTCTGCAGGCTCGCGGCCGCACCGCGGCCGACATTAGTGCTGTCGAGCGCGTCGCTGAGGGTGCGCCAGCGAAATGTCAGCGGGGTGGCGTTGCGCAGCGGCATCAACCGCCTCGATCGATGTAGTCGGCAATCAACCGAAGCTCCGCCGCAGTAGCGTCGTTCTTTAATCTATTGGCACGCCAAGAAATCACACGAACATTACTAAGCACGTAACCTAATTCTGGAACAATCCTATCCAATGTCGGAGAACTATCACAACGCGCCCCATTGCCTCGCTGAATAGGTATTCCTAAAACTGGGCAGATTCCCGGGATAGCGAGATCTTTCCAATGAGGAATATCGAACGGCAAACCACACTTTCTTGCACGCATTCGAGCGTCCCTAAACATAAACCATTCGGGATTATCGGCCGTCCACTTTGGTATCCAGACAGCATTCTGCCTTTTCCGAATATAATCTTGCCGCATATACGCCCGCCCCTTCTCGCGCATGACCTCGCGCTGTTGGGGCGTGCGGCTGTCGCGATACCGTTGGGCTGACTCCGCAATTCGTTCAGGATGACGTTGTCTATAAGTAACTTTGCTGACGTGCCTGCGCTCCGCCCTCTCCTCATCAGTATATTTACGCTTCGGTCCTGGTGGCATAAATACAGTCTCCAATACAACTAGAAGCCGAACGTAGCCTTACTCTTCGGGAGGTTGCTCCATCCCGCGCCGAACCTTCGTCTATCCAAACTTACTCTTCTGGCTCTATTGGCCATATCGTCTTTCATCTGTAACAAACTTCGCATTTGAGTTGGCACGCTGTTGGGCTGGCCCTCGCCGAGAAACTGCAGTGCGCGTGAGTCATCGCTCTCGTGCATGAGGCGGCCGGTCACCGCATCAACAAGCGTATCCTGCCACTCAAACCAGGGGACGGCCTCGCTCGTCGTGGGGTTGAGATAATCGGATGGTTTACGATAGTAGCGTACAAAGCACGGGTAAGCGCCCCCAGCTGGTGGCCAGACATATGCGACCGGGTTGGTCGCAAACGTTATTCCCAAATTGTCTCCGGTGGTCAGCACGTCTTCCCCATGCGAGATGTTGACCGTATAACCAGTGGAAGTGGCAGTAAAAGAAGTGACCTGTGCAACGGTTCCTTGTTTAATAAAATCGCTATAAATCCCGCACCCAACAAAGAAGCTATTACCCACAACATTGGTCATCACGCCGCTGCCTCGGGTCAAACTAGCAGTCGTTGTGTGAAGATCTCGGCGTAACGATGTATCAGTCGCCCAAAATATCGGGTAATTCTGAAACCCTGCCTGTTGCCACTGATGATCGAATTCATTGAGATCGATCGGCGTCAGCTGAAACGGGTACCCCGCGACCGGGTAGAACTGGATATCACCGCGTTTGGCGCGCAGATAATCGGCCGGCAGCGTGAACGGCCCCGAGGCCAGGGTTGCCTGCAGGTTGCCAATCGGTGCGGTGGCACCGGTGAAATTAAAGTTAAACGGCGCTTTCAGGACTTCAAAATCATACCTTTGCGCAAACCATTGCAACGCCAAATTGAGGCAAGCACTCTGATCGGCGGTAAACCCCGGAACCTTGGCCCTATTAGCGGCGATCGAGCAGATTTGCGCGGCGGTCAGCGGCATCAGGCACCATCAGGGTCATGCCCATTGGTTAGGTGGCTTGCCTGGGCAATAACCCCGTCCTTCTCCGCCAGCGCCAACCTCTTGGCGATAATATCGTTGGCTATCTGCGATTGCTGCGGCGCGAAATCCTGGTAAGCTTTTTGCTGTTCAGCCTGTTTTACTTTGATGGCCGTATCAAAATTATTCAGCCGGCCTTGCTGACCCCCACTGGGAACAAATTCTCCCCGTTTGCCGCTGGCAACCCATTCTTCCGAATATTCAAGTTGTTTCTTGGTTTTCTTCCGCACGAGTTCGGCGATGGTATTTTCCCGATCAGCCGTCGCCGCCTCGAACTCCCGCTCCAGCTTATCGAGCTTCTGCTGATTTTGCTCAAGGATCGCAGCGTCCACGACACGTTCTTTCATCAACGCCGGTACGCTCGCCATCCTGGCTTGCCGCTGTGCGGCGGCGATCAGCCGATCCAAAACCTCATCCAGGATTGCGCCGCGATCATCCCACCGCAGCGTGGCGGTCAGCTCGACCTGGGTGCCGTCCATGCACCCAACCCCGATCCGCATGCTGAACCCACGCGGCAGCTCCAGCTGTTTTTCCGGTTCGCTCATGAGACGATCGGCTCCCCGCTCACCCCACCGGTACGGCCGTTGACGGTGGTCTGGCGATGCAATAGCGAGCCGTCGCCGAGCGTCTTCTGCAACGCAAACGGATCTTGCTGCTGGGTCGACCGGCGGTAGAACCGCTTGTTTGGATTGCCGGCGCGATCCTCGCTCAACCAACCGTCTGTTTCGATTTTGCAGACGTCGTTATAAACCCGGCGGGTGAACGTATAGGTGTAACCCTGATGGTACTTAACGCCATCGATGGTTATGCCATCCGAAAACGGCGCAACATTGATGGTGTGCATGATCAAATCATCGAGATGGTCCGTCGGTCCGGCCGAGCGGCGCTGACGCTCCAGCTCCTGCTCGGCGAAGCGCGCCTCACGGCCAGCATGCTGCGCCTTCTCGAGCCGCCGCAACTCGGCGTCGACCTTGGCCTTCTGCTCCTGGCGGATACGCGCCACGACCTCGGGCGGCAAGCCATAGCGCTCATTGCCCGGTTCGTCCGCCGCAGCCGGCGGCGGGTTCACACCCCTTCTCGCGTCCCGCTCGGCATCACGGGCTGCCGCGTCGCGGTCAAACCGCGCCAGGCGTTCTTCTGCGGTAGCAGCCATTTAGACAAACGTCCATTGAGAGCCCGGGTAATTCACGCTGGCGCCTGACACCAGAATTGGCCAGCCGGTGTTGTCACGCGCGATCACATCGCCAGGGCGGATCTTAAGAACGCCGCGACTAGGGATGAACAGCCGGCCATCGCGTTTGAGGAAACAGCTCGGATCGTCGACCACCGGAATGATCAGCAGGTATTGCCCAGTCAGCGAGGTTGTGGCGGCCGGATTGATCACCAATGTGCCGGCGCTGTACGACACGACGTAAGCCTGGGAAGGGATGCCGGCACCGATCACCGTGTCGCCCTGAGTAATCGACGCCAACGGCGCACCAGCCACAAAGGTCACGGCGGTGATCGTCGTCGAGCCGGCGGTCGTGCCGGTCGCCACGACACCCGTCGGTCCCGGTGAGTCGGGCACCTGCGGCGCACTCGGCGTACCCCTTTGCGCCGTCCAATTGTCGGAGGCGAGCGAGGTCTCGAGGTTTCCCAGGTCGGTATCGAGCGTCGCGCCGCCGGGGAAGTACTTCAGCGCGACGAGCGAATTGTTGGCATTGCTGCCGAAGGTATGCAGCGCCATCAGGCGTCCTCGGCGATCTTGCCCCAGGTCGCCTTGTCCTCGTCGGACAGGCTCTCCCACGGCGCATTGGCGGCCGGGGCCGCGTGCTTGATGTAGCTCTCATAGAGCTTCTTGCCGGCCGCCTCAGACGCCGCTTGCTGGCGGGCCGACGGTGCGGGCGCCGAATCCGGCTCGTGCGCCGAGGGCATTGATCTCGAGCTGCTCTCAGCCATCACCCACCTCCAGAAGTCCAGGCCTGCAGGATGGGCAGGGCGGTTGCGAGTTGTGCGTCAAGATCACCGGCCATCGACGCGGGACCGCCACCAACTGGCGCGGTGTTGACGCCATGCAAGGCCAGCCGCAGGTTTGCCTGCGTCAGCGGATAGCCGCCCGGCACCAGGATGCCGACCGGGCCGGGACCCACCGGCCAACCGCCGGTCGTCGCCATCGGCGAGAGGCCGGCGATACCACCGAGCAGCGTCCCACCGGTACCGACCACGTTCACCTGCGGACCCGGCTGCGGCCGGAATACACGCTTCTGCGCCCCGGCCTGGGTCATTGCCCCGGCGCCGTCCGGGTACCAAGCGCAAGTAAGCTCGTACTGAAGAAAGTAGGCCATGCGGACTCCTTACCCGAAGGTCGCGCTAAACGCCGAGGCGCACTCAATGCGCGCTACGAAGTTGGAGTTGAGGATCATCGCGCCGATGAATGCTTTCCACGCCGCGGTGCGCAGCTGGTTTACCGGGTCGATCTTCTCGGCGGCGTTCAGATAGCTGTATTCGATGTTTTCGAGCTCGACGACGGCGAAGGCGCCCTGGCCGAAGACGAAGACCGTGTGCACCGTTACGCCGACAGCGGGCGAGGCGGGCGGCACCTGCGGCATGCCGATGCCGGTGAGGTTTACCGTCGTGTTGCTGGGTAACTGCACGGCCTGACCGGCAAGCGGACCCGAGGTCGGACCGCCCGGGATGCCGGTGGCCAGCGCCAGGGCCTGTGGGCTCGTCGTCAGCCCAACATAGACGTTCCAAGTATAGCCAGCCACGTTTGGGGTGGTGATCGGGATGTTCTGGCCCGCGGTTACCGCGGTACCGGCCGAGACCGCGCAGATGTAGGATTCGTACTGATTCTGCGTGTCCGAGCCGGTGACGATAACGAAGTAAGTGCCGGCGGCAAATCCCGATCCGGTTCCGGTTGGGGTTCCGACAGTATATGCAGTGTTAGCAGCACCGAAGAAACTTGGCGTCATATTAGAGCGGCAGAAGCGAATACTACTCCACTCCCCAACTTCATTATTATAAAGTCTATTTATGTCGGAGTAGGACCAAGCATTGACAATCGTCGGGTTCTGCCGCAGGTCCGCGAGGGCGAGACCACGACCTACTGCCACGTAATGCTCATTGGCGCGTGGGTTCGTCGATGCTCTAGATCCGCCCTCGCGGATATCGGTCTTGATTTGCGGCTCGGTCGACGCGTCAAAATAGGGGGCGCCGATGTCATCGAGCGCCGCCTGGGTTCGAATGATCGTGTAGGGATCGAGGACGTCGCCGGCAACGAGGTTGGCGCGCGACCCGCGCAGGTTCGGGTAATTGACTTGCGTGGCCCCCATCAACACCAAAAAGTCGTTGCGCTCGAGGCATTCGCCGACCTGATAGCCGAGCATCCGCTTGGCTTGCTGGAAGGGGTCGTGAAAGATCGTCAGTTCGGCCACATCGGTGATGACGACCAAGCCGGCCCACTGTTGTGCAGTGCCGATCACTTGTTGGATCGTCAACTGCTGCGAGGGCGGTGGAACGCCCTCTGCGATCGGACCGTATGGCAGCGGCAAGCGCTGGTAGCGGGTCGCTGACCAGGTATTACCCCGGCCCCGCGGGATGCGCTTTCGTTCGCCAAATTGGTGGATCACCAGCCGGCGCTGCGCGATTGGCAGCACTTCCTCGGCTAGATAAGCAAGGACGTCACCTTGTAACGAACCAGCAGTGGTTTGCGCCATTTATGGCTCCCGATGCGGGAGCCGCGGCGCGGCCCCCTTAAATAAGGACGCCCCGCAAGTGCTCGTAGCCGCGCCGCGCCGCGGCGGTGCGAGAGGGTGCCGCGACATTGCCGCGGCCGCCCGGCGGGCGAGCTCCGTTAGCTGCCTGCACGGCAGCGGCCTGGTTGGTCTGGCGGGTCCGAGCGGATTTGAGATTGCGGCGGGTTGCCTCACCAACCGCCTTGTCGAGCAGATCGATTCGGGAAACTCCGGGATATTGACGGTGGAGCTGCTCGACCTGATCGGCAAAGCGCTGCAGGCGAGGATTGTCAGCCAGCTCGCGGTCATAGGACTGCCGATCAGCGGCGTCCCATACCTGAACTTGCGTAAGCTGGATGGCTTGCTGCACCTCGCGACGGGTGCGTTCGGAGTAAAATTGACTGACGCGAGCGGCGGCCTCATGCGGCGCCAGCATCGCGACTTGCTCGAACATCGCTTGTTCTTCGCGGCGCTGCTGCTCGGCAAGCTGCTCAGGGGTAGGGCCGCGTGGCTGCTGCTGCTGCCGCTCGAGCGCATCAAGGCGCTGCCGCAGATCGCGGTTTTCGCGAGTGATATTGTCCCACCGGGAGGTACCACTCGTCGGCCTTACATGCCGCGTCGGCCCGGTTTCAGCGGGCCTTTCTTCTTCAGCTTCGCTAGCGGTGTCGGGAGCTTCCCGCTGCGATCCGCGATCGCCGTCATCGGCGCTGTCTTCCGGCGCCCCGGCATCGGGCTCGTCGTCTCTAATGAAATCCTCTTCGGCCTGCGTGCCATCGTCGAGCGGCTCCGGCACCGATCCTGACGGATCGGAATTGCGATCTTCAGACACCTCTTCCACTCCAACGGGGACTGCCGTCTGCCCCAACCGATGCCCACTACCGTCAGGGGCGACCGAGGGGGAAATTCTATCCGCTCAACATTTTACGATTGTCAAGAAATTTTCTCCTTAACAGCCCGAGATGCGCCGTACATATCTGCGCATATGGACGTATCTGGCGTTACCCCAATTCAGCTAAGAATACCCGATGCTCTCATGCTACGTATCGACAAATTGCGACTATCCCTCATGGTGCCACCCAATCGGTCGGAATTGATCCGTCACCTTCTGCTGGTCGGCTTGGAAGTGGTGGAAAAGGACCAAAAGAAATGACCGATATCCTGGAATTCCGGATCAATCGCATGAGCGAAGAAGATTACAAGCGCGAGCGCGAGCGCATTCGTTCGACTTATGGCGACAGCGGGATCGAAGCTGCCGCTAAACGCGACCAAGCGCTCGCCGCCCTGATGCATCGCAGCGGCTGGACCCAGGAACAGTTGGCGCAGGAGGAAGGTCTGTCACGGCCACGAGTGACACAAAGACTGACGTTTGGCCGGTTTCTTGATTTTGTTACCAGTGGTAACAATTCCCAAAACCTGCCCAAAAACCTCACGGAGAGGCGTTTCCGAGGTTATTGGGAGCAGACCGAAAAGGATCTCGACGAGCGCTTCCGCTTCCGCGAAGTCGGCCGCCTAATCAAAGATGAACTAACCGCAATCAAGGATCGTGGCGAGCCGCTGACCAAACCAATTATCGAGGGATTTGCCGACGGCGAATGGCATGCCATCGCGACCATCGCGCGCAACCTCGAAGTCGAGCCGATCCGCGTCGAAAACGTCATCGGCCGAATGCGATCATCCAACAAACAGCCCAACCCAGAATTCAGAAAGACAGGCGCCGCGCGGCAAGTCCGCATGTTCCGGCCCGAAAAGATGATCAGCTCGCATGAGCTGGCAACAAAACTTTGGCCCATCATCAAAAGCCTAGTGCAGGAAGGCAACAAGCATATGGCCACAATGTCACCAGACGCCGTGGCCCGAAATGCCCGCCAACTGCAACAGCTTCTCGATGAATGGACGAAGTAGCGGTGAGGTTGTCAGGCGACGGCCTCACCGTTTTCTCATCGCCTGGAGAGTGAATCATGTTTCACTTAGTCAAATCAGATACAGTGCCGCTGACAAAAGAACTCGCTGAACGGTTCCGCAACATGGAACCATCGCCGACCGAGCGCGAAATCGACGGCGGTCGCATCAGACATCTGCGGCAAAAGGCCGATGCCGGTCTCCTGGTGCCATTCGATTGGGCTTCGGCCACGCTAAACGGCACCGAATATCGAATGAATGCCCAGCACAGCAGCGCGATGCTGGGACAATTTGACGGTAATTTCCCGGCTGGACTGACGGCTCATGTCGATCAATACAGCGTCGATTCGATAGAGGATCTGGCATTATTGTTTCGCCAGTTCGACGACCGCAAATCCTCACGCAGCACAGCCGATGTCTCGGGCGCTTATCAAGGCCTGATCCCTGAGCTACGGGACGTGCCGCGCAAAACCGGCAAAGCAGCAATCGAAGGAGTTGCTTGGTATTTGCGGATGATCGAAGGGGTAAAGACCCCGGCCGGCGACGAAGTATATCGCTTGTTCAACGACGTCGTACATCACGACTTCATCCGATTTCTTGGTGAAACACTGAGCACCAAAACGCCGGAGTTGTTCAGAGCTCCTGTCGTCGCCGCAATTTATGGCTCGCACGTTGCCAGCACCACCGGCGCCCGAGACTTCTGGTTTCAGGTCGCGCGCGGCGGTATCGAATACGAAGAGGGCGCACCGTCTACCGCGCTCGACACATTTCTGCGCGCGGCCCACGAGAAGAGCGATGAACGGCTGAAAAATCTCAAGCCGGCCAACTACTTCCAAGGCTGCATCTACGCCTGGAACGCCTATCGCGATGGGCGGACGATCAAGGACATCCGGTGCGATACGAAAAAGGGATGGAATTCGATCCACGAATAATGTTTCATGCCAGCCAGCGAGGCCCTTCGGGGCCTCGTTTCGTTTAAAATGGCTGGCTCAGGCCAGGTCCACGATAAACCACTTACCCCCGTCGTTGGCATATTTGCCAGCCGTGCGTCCCCGATCGAGCGCAAAGCGGATCGCGCTTTGCGACACGCGCCGCTCATCTTTGCTCGCCGCCATTTGCTCAATCTCGAGCGAGGAGGCCCCTTGCGGAGCGGTTTCGGTCAGCACGCGCATGACCAGCGCGTCAGGGGCGCCGCGCGGCGCCCGCGTCTTGGAAGCACCGTTCGATGAGGCAGGCTTCATCGCTATCGGCACTGCGATTTTAGCGGCCTCTACAAGACGACTGATCGCGTCGGTCTCGCCGCGCCGATAAGATTCCTCGAGTGCGGCGGTAAGGGCACTATGCAACCGCTCAATAGCATCGCTCATGGCCAGCTCCTCGTTAAATCCGGGAGCGCTATATAGCGCCGCTATCGCACAACACCAAGGCTAAATATCACATCCGTCTCGGCATCGGAATGACACCACCGGCGCGCGGCATCTGATCGGGATGGAGCGCCCCCGGCGGACCCCGCATTAGCCGCGGCTGCTGCGGCTGAGCCCCCGGCTGTGAGCCGGTGGGTCCGCGCGCGCCACGCGGTTGCCGCCGCGGCTGAGCGCCAGGCTGCTGCAGCTGCGCCCCGGCTTGCGCCTGCATCTGCGCCATCGCCTTCATCTTCATCGCGATCTGATGCAGTTGTTGATGGCGGAATGTCACCATGTGCGCCGGGGTGCCGGGCGGTAGCGTTTGCAGCAGCTGCTGGTGCGCCTGCATGTGCTGCGGATCGTTGTCGAACGGCGACACCTCGGCTTCAAGCCCCATCGCCAGCATCTGATTTTCGAGCTGCGGGTCGACCGAGACCTGGTCGCTGATGTCCTCAAAAATCTTTGGTGCCAGCCGCGGCGAGAACGCCGCCTCGACGACATGGTGGATCAGCGGCACCAAATTCAAGCGCTTGCCGGCTTGCTGCACCGAGGGGTGCTGCGCCATCGGCGCGATGACATTGACCGCCGCGATCTGCTGCTGGATCTGCTGCGAGGCGCGCGAGGCTTGCACCCCCCACCACTCGTACGCCCAACGTTGCCCGAGCTGCATCGGCGGCACCTCGACCATCGCCGCCTTCAAGCCGAGTTCGCCAAACGCCCGCACGGTCTTCTCGCGATCGCGGAATTGCGCATCATACTCGGCAAACCGCGTTATCATTTCGTTGAGCAACCCGGTTTCGAGGTTGTGCACCTCGGTGTCGGTCATCAGCATCTCGGTACGCTGAGCCTGCGCCACCTCGGCTTGATTGAGCTTCCGGTTGGTCGGAAGCTGCGCCATCTCCATCGGCGTCACCCCCATCGCCATATTGATCATTCTTTCCGCGGCCAAAACCCCTTCGAAGGCCTTGGGCAGCAGGTCGGGGAATTGAATCGGCTCGATCGCACCCGGCGGCGCCGGCCACAGCGCCATCAGATCGATGATCAGCGCATCGGCATTTGGCACTTTGTCAGGGTCGTAACGAATCGGCGGCAGCATCGCCAAGGTCGCCTGGTCCAACCCCTGACAGAGCAAATCATTGGCGCCATATTGGAGCTCGGCAACGCCCGGTTTGATCTGCGACATTCCCTTGAAATTGCCCGGCAATTTGTCGATCGGCACGGAGATGACGTCGATCTTGTCGCACCAGTACGGGTTGAGCCGGCACGACAAAAAGCGGTTCTCCCCGGCAAAATACGCCAGGCACAAGCGCTCTCGTTTGTCCTTGCCGGTGCCGACTTCGAGCTTGGTCCACGTACGATAGATGAGGGCATACTCGCCTTTGCC